CCAGGCCGCCGCCGCCGTGGGAATATCCGGTAAACTAGTGTCGGCGGCCAAAGCAATACGCGAAGCCGATCCGGTGCGGTTTGAGAAGGTGAAGGCGGGCACGCTGTCTGTCGCCAAAGCAAAGAAGGAAATCAAGGCAGAACAGGACCGGCGCGAGTTAGAGGCAGCACAACGGGAAATCGGAGAAACGCGCCGACGAGAGATTGAATCGGTGTGTGACTTGCGCGTGTGCTCTTGCGCGGACCTGTTCTCAAGTGGCGTTAAACCAGACGCGGTGTTAACAGACCCGCCCTATCCAGCGGAGTTCCTTCCCGTCTTTACCGAGTTGGCCGAAGGCTGCGCCCTGGCTGGCGTTCCGCTGGTGGCCGTGATGAGCGGGCAGTCATACCTTCCGGAGGTGATGCGCCGGCTGTGCGAGCACTTGCACTACCGTTGGACGCTGGCCTATATGACGCCCGGAGGCCAGGCTGTCCAACAGTGGCAAGCAAAGGTAAACACCGCGTGGAAGCCTGTGCTGCTGTTTGGCGATGCAACTGAGTGGTTTGGCGATGTGGCTATATCAAAGCCAAACGATAACGACAAGCGATTCCACGGTTGGGGTCAATCCGAAAGCGGCATGGCCGATCTGGTAGAGAGGCTAACAAAGCCCGGTCAATTGGTGTGTGACCCATTTCTAGGCGGAGGCACAACAGCGGTCGTGTCGCTGGCCCTGGGCCGTCGGTTTGTGGGGTGTGACATAGCGCACACGAAAGAACCGGGTGGAGAGACGCACAAATCAGCGAAAGACACCGTATATGGGGTTTTAATTGCCCCGCCGTCGATCTTGATTTTGTTATGGTGGAGTTTAACCACGGGAAGGCGTGCGCTCTTGTTGAATACAAGCACGTTCAGGCGGCAGAGGTTGACGCGAGCCACGCAACATATCGTGCGCTGGTGGATTTAGCCGACAATTATTCAGGCGGGCCTTTGCCGTGTTTTGTTGCTCGCTACAATCCTGCCGACTGGTCTTTTTCTATTACTCCGCTCAATGATCGGGCGCGAAAGCACTACGCTCATTGCAACGGAGATACGCTAACGGAGCAACGATTTGTTCGCAGCCTGCATTTGCTACGCAAATCCGTATTGACGGTAGAGGATGAGGCGGCTATAGCGGCTTTACAGGGAGGCAGACAATGATTGAGATCGACCTGGTGCTGAAGGTGTTCCTGGCGCTCATGGCCGCCGGAGTTGTCTTACTGCTGTTGGATGCGGCCTTTGATGTGGTGGGCCGGAGGATAAAGTGATAGATTTAATTTTGTGCTTGTCGGCTTAATTAATGCCGATATCTGCTGGCATTTTCCTCTATTATGTAGGATTCCAGCGGGGATACGAAGCCGCCGAGAGGAAAGCATTTAAGATGAGGATAAAAGAAATTGAGGAGGGGCACAACTCATGAATTGCCCGAAATGCAACGGCAGGACAGCAGTCGAGAAAATAACCAGGCATGACTTTTACAATCAGCGTATCCGGTGCTGTGCCTCGTGCAATTATTCTTTTCACACAATAGAGATACCGAAAAATCTGTTCGAGGTCGTAACGCTGATGCAGGCGAAAGCGGCAGTTGAACTGAAAACGTCAAGCGCATAAACACCCCAGATATACCTCCTTTTGTGTGGCCCGGTCTTGTCAACCGGGCCTTTTTTATGCTTTCAACCCGGAAACTTGCATGGTTTTGTTTTGAAAATACTAAAAATAAATAGAGTTTTAGTCATATATAGACTTATAGGTCTATATATAGAAAGTTGGATTATTTACTCTCTTCTTTTGATATAATCCTTGCCGAAAAGTAAATAATGCGAATTGCAGCCGCTATAAATGATGATGATTTGAAAAGTATTTTAGAGGGGCATGGCAGCATTTCCCCCTGTCAGCTCATGGAGAAGTTGGAAACACTGACTACCAAAGAGCGGCTGAGATTTGAACGATGGGGGCCGTCTTATCTACCCCAAAGAATCAGGCGGAAAATCCTAGAGGCGATTGCAGAGAGTTAGATGGAAATAATCGAGCGCAAATGTTCAGATCATGCGGGCGCAAAAGACCACCACGGCAGGCAGCGGAATTGATTGGAAGGTCAAAAGAGTTGATGACTAAAAAAAGGCGACAACACAGCATCGAGGAAATAGAGGAAGCCATTGAGAAGTCTTTGGGCATTCAATCCTTGGCCGCGGAAATGCTGGGGATGACTTACCACGGAATATATAAGCGGATTAAAAACAGCGATCGGCTTAAAGCCAAACTGGACGAGGCAAGTCGCAAGGCCGTCAACTTCGCTGAATCAAAGTTGATGTCGGCAATCAAGGAAGGAAACTTGACCGCTATTATTTTCTTTTTGAAATGCCGGGGTGGCTACTCAGAGAAATCAGAACAGCATATTACTGGAGACCTGCCACCGTTAGTGTTTAACGTTATTCCAGTTAGTGAGAAACCGGAAGACAGTGAAGAATGATATCTCAATCAATGAATCGTTTCACGATTTACTCAATGACGAAAAGCGGTTTATCGCTTTACTTGGCGGCGCCGGTTCGGGCAAGTCGCACTTTGCAGCGCAAAAAGTTTTGCTCCGGGCAATGATGGAAAGGGATCAAAAGATATTGGTTGCTAGAAAAGTCAGGCGTACAATGAGGCAATCTGTTTTTGCTCTGTTACTGGCACAGGTTTATGCCTGGGGCCTTGCCTCACATTTTCAGCCGAACTATTCCGATTTGACGTTGACCTGCAAAACGACAAACTCCGCAATTCTTTGTGTTGGGCTGGATGACCCTGAGAAAATTAAATCCATTCACGGGATTACTTCGGCTTGGCTTGAAGAGCCGACAGAGATGACCGAGCAGGACGTTCGACAAATCAACCTGAGAATCCGGGGGGCCAAGACGCTTTACCGGCAGATCATTATGTCATTCAATCCCGTGTCCCGGCTGCATTGGATTAAATCGTTCATTGAAGACCAGGCCGATGATAGAATAACCATTCACCACTCAACTTATAAAGACAATGTTTTTCTCGATGAGGATTATCGGGCTGAAATTGAAGCACTAAAAGAACAGGATGAAAACTATTATCGCATATACGGCCTTGGAGAGTGGGGATCACTGGACGGCCTCATTTATCCACATTATCGCAAGGTCGATGCAATGCCGGAAAGTGAGACAGAGTTTTTCGGGCTGGACTTTGGCTTCAATAATCCATCGGCATTAGTCAGAATTCGTGTGAAAGACTTTGACCCGAAAAGCCGCAAGGGCCAGGTTTACCTGCAAGAGGAAATTTATCAGAGCAATTTAACTTCCACCGATTTAATTCAGAGCGTTAAAGCCGTTAGTGACATCGGCAGAAAAAGGATTTATGCAGACCCAGCAGAGCCTGGACGTATTGAAGAACTACGCCGGGCCGGGCTGAATGTATTCCCGGCAAGCAAGGGGCCGGGCAGCGTCAATGCAGGCATATCGTTTTGTAAGGCGCTTGACTTGAACGTTGAAAAGACTTCACTGAATTTAATGGCCGAACTGGAGTCTTACACTTGGCAGAAAGACCATAGTGGAAAGACGTTAGACCAGCCGGTAAAATTTCGGGACCATGCGCTTGACGCAATGCGTTATGCACTCTGGACGCATTACGAAAAGCCGCAGCCGGTATTTTTCGACCGCAAAATTTTGGGGGTGTAAATTGGAACTGACAATCGAACAGATTCTTAAAATATGGCAGGCCGGGCATGATCAGCGTGAAGCCATGCGGAAGCGTGAGAACTATTACTATGGCGATCACGCCATCTTAAAGCGTGACGAATACTATGCTAACGGCCAGAAGAAAACAAACAGGGTAACAAATTTTATACAGTTTGCCATTGATCTTTTTGTCGGGGCGTTGACATCTGCTCCCTTTCAGGTGACACCGGCCGGCGGTGTTGATGAAGAAAAGGTGGACACTTATGAAGTGGTTTATGATGCTAACAACTTGCGGTCGATCGACACGGAGAACTTGCGGTGGTGCATGGTTCATGGTTGGGCTGTCGAAGTTCATGAAATAGTTGATAAGGAAATTACAATTTGGGGAGACAGTGCGCTTAACTGGCAGCCGGTCTATGATAGTTTTGGCGATCTTGTCGGTGCTATTTATTACAGGGTTCTCCCAGCCGGCACAATTTTCGAGGACGGTGTACTCCAAGACGAATTAGAATGGATCACTTATTACTCGGATAGCGTGATAACGGACTATCAGCGCAAGGGCAGTGGAGGAGCCTGGGTCAGAGTTGGAGAACAAGCGCATGGCTTTGGACGGGTGCCTGTTGTGATCTGGACCTTGAACAATCAATACCGGTCAATAATCAGTGACTCAGTCATGGCGCTGAACGATGAATACAATGATATTGATTCTGCCAGTGGAGACGATATCCGAAACGATACTAACGCCATTCTGCTGGTCAAGGGTTATGACGCTGCAAGCATTGAACAAGAGGCTGCAAAGATAAAAGAGCTGGGAATTATTCCGCTTGGCGAGGGTGGGGACGCTTCGTATATTACGAAAAATAATGATGTAGCCAGGGTGGAGAGCCGCTTGCGCCGGGTACGTGAGGGAATTTTTATCGGGCTGTCGGTTCCTGATTTTGAAACGATAATTGGCGCCACGGGTAGCACTTCGGGAATTGCATTGCAGCTGAAATTTTTCCCGATGCAGAGCAGGTCAAGCGCTTTCGTGAACTGGATCAAAAAATCAATACAGGGCCGGATCGATTTGATTAATTCTGTAGCCAGAAAAAAGGGGCTTGCCGTTCTGGACGATTATCAGATCACAGTCCAGTTTGTTATCCCTGCGAATCGGGTTGAACAGTGGAAGGCAATCAAGACGCTTGAGGGCGTTGTGAGTTTGCGAAAGCGCTTGGAATTGCTTGATGACGTGGACGATCCAGAGCAGGAAATTAAGCGCATGGAAACCGAGGGAGTGCTTGCCGGTGAATTGCAGGGAGAGGCGGCAGAGATTGCCAGGGAACTAGACCTGCAACGGGCTACCAGAGAATTCGAGCAGAGGCTTGAAACTTAATGAATGAGAAAGAGGCCCGGCAGTGGTTGGAGATAACGGCAAAGGCTGAGGCCTTCGACCTGCGTGATTTTGATAATGAGTTACATAAAGAGTACATGAATTACCTAACGGGCAAAACGATAGCGAGGGAATCTAAAAATTTCCCGGTTCTGTATCGGGCTTGGATGGCGGCGCTGTCCGGCCCTGTCTCCAGTGCAACGCTTGAGGCTGCCCGGAAAATGGCCGCTAGCTATGCCAGGAAGCGAGCAAACACGCTGGCTAAGGGTCTTACTCAGTCAGACATGAAAGCGCTCTCTGAGGCGGTTGCCAGCGGTTTAGAGCGTGGGCTGGGGCCGAGGGAGTTGGCAAGAGAACTGGACATGATCCGAGACCTTGACTCTAACCGAGCGGCCGCATTGAGAAACTTGAATGCTAAACTGTTGGAGGATGGCTACAACCTGGACGAGCGCCGGGCAATACTTGCAAAAGAAAAAGAGAAACTACTCAAGGCCCGCCGTGAGACGATAGCCAGGACGGAGACAGGACAAGCGCAAGGGCAGGGGCGGCTGGCAACGGCAGAGCTCCGGGGGCAAAAGTTCAAGGTCTGGATGTCGGTGAATGATGAGATCGTCAGGGATGATCACGTTGAAAATCAAGAGGCAGGTGCCATTCCGATAGATGAGCCGTTTCCATCCGGCGCCATGTATGCACCCGACGGAGTGAATTGCAGATGTAGCACAAGTTATTTTACAGCGGAAGAGACAGCCGAAAGAGCCGGTAAGGAAGCATCGGGCCGGGCTGAAAAAATGAGGGAGAAATCAAAGTGAAAAAAATTCTGGCGTGGTGAGAGTATTCTGTACATAAAAAAATAAAAGGGAGATTGTGAGATGACAGTAAAGCAGGCTGATTCACAAGAGACTCAGGATGCGACTCAGGTCGAGGCGCAAACTAAGGACAGCGTGAATGAGACTCAGGAAATTCCCGAGGGCTTTATTCTGAAGAGTGACCTTGACCGTATGATTACCAAGGCGATTCAAACAAGGCAGGCGAATTGGGAGAAAGAATACCGGGAAAAAATCGAAGCGAAAGAAAAGCAACTGGAAGAGGAGCGCTTGCAGGAACAGGGAAAATTCCAGGAACTGCTAGAGCGCAAATCTCAAGAGTTGGATGCACTCAAGGCCAAAGTGCAATCGAGTGAATTCCGCACCGAGGCAGATGGCATCGTTGAAGAGTATGGACTGGGCGCCTTCAAAAAGATTCTGATTGCAGGCAGGAAGTCGATGGACGAAGTACGGGACGCTTGCGAAGAGATGAAGGCACTGAAGGACGTTTACATTCAGGAGGGCGTTGAAAAACGCCTGGAGACCGGTACCCGAAAAACAAACAGCGGGACGCCGGTCGGTCATGGGGTTAAATTCTCAGACCTAAAAACACGAGCGCAAAAGGTCGAGTTTATTAAAGAGCACGGCCAGGAAGCGTTTGAAAAACTAGTTTACCAAGGGGGATAAGTAGATGGCTATTGGAGCAGCTTCAGGAATGGAGATTTATGATGCTGAGTTTCAGTCGGGAGTCGTCGAGGTTCTTGCGCAGAGCACTAACGCTTTTAACGCTGCAAGCAGGAACGCTATTGTTTTGGGGTCCGAGTTACTGAAGGGCGAATACAACAAGGAGGCATTTTTTGACCTGAATGCCACCCTTGTCGAGCGCCGGGATTTGACAGACGTTTCAACGGAAGCAGATGATGATCTTTCACAGGGAGAGATCATTGGAGTGAAGGTCAGCCGTCGGGCGCAGACAGCGAATACTCTTGACTCTTTGCGTAAGGTGCAGGCCGACGAGCGGGAAATGAGCTTTGTTCTCGGCCAACAGTATGCAAAGGCTAAACTAGCAAATATGCTGAACACCGGATGCAGTGCGCTTGCCGGCACTCTGCTCCATGAAAGCAATGCGCTGTACGATGCGACAGCGACCGCCGACACTGGTCTGACTCACAAAAATCTTGTGAAGGGCTTGGCAAAAATGGGGGACGGTCAGGGCCGGATTGTCGCATGGCTTATGCACTCCGCCAGTCAGTTTCAGTTGATGGAAAACTCGATTGAGAGCGCTGCACTTTTGGACAGCGTAGCCGGGGCTTTCATCAACTCCGGAAACATTGCTTCACTTAATCGGCCGATGATTGTCACCGACTCCACAGCGCTGTACAGTGATACTGATTATTATGTGGTTGGCCTTACCGAGCAGGGACTGCGGCTTGTTGAATCAGAGCAGGAATCGGTTGTTGGTGAAGTGGTAACCGGATACCACAACTTGCTTTTCAGGGTGCAGGGTGAGTTTTCCTACAACGTGACCGTTAAGGGGTTTGCTTATGATAGCACTGCTAATCCGACCGATGCTACGCTTGCCGGTGATAACTGGACTACTGCCGTTACGTCCGTAAAGGATTGTGCCGGGATTATTATTAAGCACACCATCGAATAATCAGGGAAAGGAGAAAGTTGAAATGAGTAAATCAACAAAAGTTGTTCTTACGCTTGCCCTGATTGCCGTTGTCGGATTTGTGGCACAAGCGCAAACCGTGAGCAAGTGGTACACGAATGAGCTGAAGGTTGACCGGTTGAAAGTCTTTGCCGGTGCGGCTGCGGATAGTACGTCCAAGGCCGCTAACTATACGGTGGTCAGCCCGACGGATGACTTTAAGCACTTTACGAATGCGGGGGCTGTGGCTTCGGCAAGCGAGATTACTTTCACTTTGCCGACCGCCGCTGCTGGTTTGAGTTATTCGTTCGGGGTGATTTATGATGCAACGGTCAACGTTGATGCAAACTCCGGGGACAAGATCAATGTTTTGACGAATGCGGCAGAGGATAAGATTCAGGCCACAGACGTTGGCGCCCATGTCCACCTGTTAGCGATTGACGCAACTAACTGGCTTGTGCTTAAAAAGCATGGCACTTGGGCAGACGCAAATTAGTTTATAACGCTGGGGTGGGGTGCGGTAAATGGCCCCACCCCGACAAGGTGAAAGTCAATGAGCGTATTAACTAGAGTGCAGGCGAACCCGGATATCAGCACAGCTAATGCAACTTATGTCGGATACCTGGTTGACAATGCAAAGCGGACTGTTGGCAGTCTCTGCAACTTGCCAAAGTTCCCAGAACTGGAGCATGGCTACGTTGTTAGTGCTGTTTCGGCCACAGAGGACATTTCCGGCCTTGATAGCAATGATATCAACGTTGCAGTGAATGGCTCGGATTATACGGAGATCACTTTAACGCTTGCAAATTGCACAACGGGAGAGAATACGGCGGCAGAGTTGCAGAGTAAAATCCGGGCGCTTGATGGTGACTATGGAGAGGACGAAGTTACGGTCACTTTCTCCGGCACACAATACACAGTGACTTCGGGTCGCTATGGTTCTGATGCCTGGGTGCGGTTTTCTTTTGATGACTCGACGCCGGCCGTATGCCGGGCGCTTAAACTTTCGCCTGAGTTTGGAGCGGTAGAAACTGTTGGCGGTGAACTGGACGAAGAGTTGGAAGATATTGCAGTACACCTTGTCGAGTGGATGTACCGCAAGTTGGGCAATGAGGGAATTGCAAGCGGTTCACCGGACGGCGGGACAACGTTCTCAGAGCATACGATTATGAGCCACCCTTTTATCGGCCCGATGATCAGAGGCCGGAGAAAGGTTTACAGGTAATGTTTGGAGCCAGGAATGACATTTGCAAGATCGGAACTCCGACAGTGCCCACCGGCCCGGAGCCGACGGGTACTTATTCTTATGGGTCAAACGTACGCTGCCGGTTTTATCACAGGTCGAGCACCAGAGAAGTTGGAGACGGCTCACAGTTTGGCGTCGTGAATACGGAAATTATGTTACCACCGGGCACAAGCGTCAATGAGCAAAGCCGGATACAACTCACACACAGGAACGGCAGGGCTTTGAGCGGTGCGGAATACTATGCGGTTATTGGTTTTCCGAGGGACGACAACCCGGATGTTTTCCCGGTGGTTTGCAAGTTGCAAAGAATATCGGGAGGCTCAGCACTTTGAGCACTCAGATAAAATTCAACCCAGGATACCGGGAGGCACTGAAGAATGGTAACCGTGCGCTTATTGTAGAGATGACAGAGACCATGATGAAGCACCTTATTGACTTTTCGCCATCCAACCCTCACGACACTGGTAACAATAAGCGTTCTATACAATCAGACATCCACCCTGTAGAGCCGTGGGCAAGAGTTTACACCACTTCGGGCTACGGTGCATATCTTGAGTTGGGCACTGTGCATATGTCGGGAAGATATTATTTCCGCAGGGCTTTTGAGAATACGAAAGCTGAAATAAATGAGAACAGGAGAAAAAAGTAAATGGCTATTTCAACCACAATGAGGCAGACCTTGACAACGGTGGAGACTTTGGGAAGCACAGCTAATCCTGCAATTTCATCCAGCAACAACACGGTCACGCATGACGGGTTTAACGTTGCAGTGACCTTGAACGCTTCCAGTGACCCGGACGGGAAGAGTGTTGCTTGTTGGGAGGAAACACTTTCGGACGGGGCGGCCACTATTGACCTGACCAATTTAACCGGAACGAACGGAGGCACGGTCAGCGGTGACGGAAAGCGGGTACGCGCTTTACTTGTGAAAGCGCCGAGTGACAATGGGAATGTTATTACCCTTAGCAAGGGAGCATCCAACGGATATGCAGGGCTGGGTTCATCTTTCAGTGTTGATCTTGATCCCGGCTGCAGTCACCTGTTTTACCTGGCAGACCAGGGCGATGAGGTAAGCAATGGTGTTGACGATACTCTTGACCTTGCCGGAACGGGTTTCACTGATTTTCTAGAATTACAGGTGGTTTTTGGATGATTGATTCTGTCCAGGTAATATATGATTTTCTCACGGACGACACCGGCTCTGACCTTTATGCGCTAGTGGAAACACGGTGCTGGTCGCCTGTTGTGAATCAGGGCTTTAATAACGAAAGTCCTGCACTTGTTTACCGCATTGTGTCCGAGCTGATAAACACAACGGCAGAGCGATTGTTATTGACTGTTGAGTTCAGGTGTTTAGGTGGTAGTGGGAAGCACTCGGATGCGGGGCTGGTTTACCGGGCGCTGAAAGAGAAAATGCACGGGCAGGAGAATCAGGTTGAAACGAGCGGCCGTATATGCAAGGCAGAAATGCAGTCGGCTACTCAGGGTATGCTTGACGGTGACACCGGCTGGCCTGTTGTCATGGTCAACTATCAGATTGCAATAACATCCTAAAGAGGAGATAGAGGAATGGCTAGAACAGGAGTTATCAGGAAGATTGCTATTGCCGCCACGACTGCAACAGCACCGGCTACACCGGGAGACGATGCCGTTGTGGACTGGACGGGTGAATCAGATTGGACAACCTTCGGGAGCGTAACTACTCATGGGGACGATTATGATCTTGGGGGTACTTCGCTCTCTATTCCTTACCGAAAAGAACGGGCAATGATTGACCCCCCGCTTGCACAGACAAGAGAGGATTCAGTCATTGTAAAGAACGGTGCGGATGCCTGGAGTTTTGAGGTCATGGACACCACACCGGAAGCACTGGCCGCTATTGATACTACGGCCACAGCGGACGGTGGAGACACCACTTTTGGGACAAGCGAAACGAAGCTTTCAGTCATAGCGGAAACCACGAACGGACAACTCTATTATTTCCCGAGCTGTTCTCTTGACGTGAACCAGGTCAGCGGTGGAATCGGTGCGGCTGATCACGCTGTTGTCCAGGTGAATGTAACGCCTTACGGTACTTCCACATATCCGGGCGGCGTGGTGGTTTACTAATGACAGAACAGTTAGATGATGTCGCAGTGCTCTCCGGGAAGAGCGTTGACATAGAGTTGGCGGGGCGTTCCTACACCTGGAAGGAATTGCCCCGCCGACGGGCACGGGTAATGCGAGCCAGGCTTGCGGAAGTGCTCTATAAGATGCAGGCAGGTGACCATTCGATTCTTGAGGCGCCGAACTGGATGCTTGACTTTTTCTATGAATTTCATCCGAAGATGAAAGCACAGAGCGTTAGGCTTGATAATGCGGATGATGATGAAATCAAGGCGGCATTCATGCAGATTTTCAAAACATATCTTGAGCCATACCTTGAAAAAAAAAGTCAGGCAGAATTGAAGAGCACGGGGAATCCCGATGCTATGAACTGATCATGGCAGAATGGGGAATCCCGTTTGACCACATTGAGGAGCACTGGACGGATAGTCAGTACCTGATGATGTTAGAACGATTAAGGGAACGGCTGGAAGCCAGGCTATCGGCAAGCGACAAGGCGCAGGGCATACAGCGGTTCAATATTTTGGGGATGCAACCTGGACACTGAGAGCGGACGACAAAGAGCTGCTTAATGATGTCCGTGAATCCGGCAAAAAGGTTGAGGCTGAATCCAACAAATTTATGAAACACTCCAGGGCCATAGGCGTTGGGATGACGGTTGCCGGTGCGGCCATTACCGGAACGATGGCTGCGGCCATAAACTCTTATGCTAAGGCCGGTGACGAAGTTGGCAAAATGGCCGTGAGGACTGGTATATCAACACAGGCACTTTCCGAGTTGCGTCACGCTGCTAATCTCTCCGGAACTTCTCTCAGTGGTTTTGAAAACTCAATCCGCAGAATGCAACGTGCTATTACTGAGGCAGGTGAAGGAAAGGCTGAATATACAGAATCACTGGAAGCGCTCGGCTTGCAGTATGAAGACCTTGCCGGCAAAAAGCCTGAAGACCAATTTATGGTTATTGCTGAGGCGCTTGGCGAAGTCGAGGATGATACCACCAAGGCGTCGCTTGCTCAAGAGATTTTTGGACGGAGTGGAACGGCATTACTCCCGATGCTGAAGGGCGGGGCGGAGGGCCTTGCACAGATGCGGGCCGAAGCGAGAGAACTTGGAATAACCTTTGACGCTGAGTCGTCTAAGGCTGCTGAGGATTTTAATGACAATATGGAGCGGCTATGGAAATCTTTCGAGGGCGTCGGTAATCAGTTAGCCGAGGCCTTGATACCGATTATCAATGAGTGGCTGCCAGTTGTTACTGAGGCAATCAAGAGCGTCATGGAGTGGATGCGTGAAAACAAAGAATTGACAGCGGCCATTACGATTGTCACAACGGCTATCGGTGCTCTGTTAATTACAGCCGGCCCGATACTTGTCTTACTCCCTTCACTGACAAGTGGATTCACGATTCTAACCGGCGCGCTGGGCGGAACGGCAACGGCGCTCGGTGCTGTTACAGCGGCGGCTGCTCCGTTTGTGGCGGGTGCAGGAATAGTTGTGCTGGCCTTTGACGCAATACACAAAGCGGTCTGGCTTGGAAATGACATTCTTCTGGAGTACCACAAGACGAAAGTTGCAGATGCGGAGTGGGATGTAAAAAACGCTGAGTTGAAGAAAAGGCTTGCCGCTGAAGAAGTCGAGACGATGGAGGAACTTGTTCAGAAGCGGGTTGAGAATCGGCTGGAAAAACTCAGAGCGGCAGATGCAACGGAGATTGCAGAGGCAAAGCGCCGAGGGCAAACCGTTGCAGAGTATGAGCAAGAATTGATCAATCATATCAACCGCATCCGAGAGCGCCGTGGCCTTGATACAATTGAATCTGAACAGCGTATCTCTGAAGCAGTGGTGGAGGTCAAAGAACAGGCAAACGAAGAGGAGATTGTTATCAATGAGCAGAACACAGAGAATCAAGCAAAGTGGCAACTGGAAAGAGAAGAGCATTTGCTGAAACTTGTCACTAAGACGAAAACAAAGTTAAAGGAAGTTATAAAAGAATACCGGACTTTTTACCAGGCGGTAAAAGAATCAACGGGAATGATAATCGAGGCGCTTGGAAGTTTTGACCTGAATTATGAAAAGGCCTTAGAGAAGTTGCACGAAACGACAACAGACTGGGTAACGAAAATAAAGTGGGAACTTGGAAGCATTGTTGATGCAATACACGCAGCCGAAAGGCAGATGACATCGTCCACAATAAACGGCGGCATGGCAGCGGCAGCGGCCGGTGGTGGTGGAGGTTCATCAGTGAGCAATAACGTTCAGGTGGACATGGGCGGTGTTAGTGTTGGTTCACAAGGGCAAGCCGATTCATTATCAACAGGGCTTGCGAATGAAATCGGTAGACGGCTTGCGGCAAGAGGTGTACGATGAGTTATTCTTTCACGCTGGACAGCGTTGACCTTGGCGGTACTGATTACGGCCTTTACATCGTGAGCGGTGACGAATCACTTATGCCAAGGCCAAGGGTGATAATCGAGAACTTGACGGGTGCCGATGGTGCAGCAACTATGGCGGCAACGTTTGAGCCGCTCTATATCAACCTGGTCTGCATGGTGAAGGCTTCCAGTCAGGCGAACCTGAGAACACAACTTGGAAACATTGTCACCCTGCTAAAGACTTGCCAGGTTGAAGAGAAGTCTCTTGTCTTTGATAGAACGCCAAGCGACACATATACCGTAAGACTTCTGTCCGGTGTAAATGCAAGCGTCATGCTTACCGGCGCAGAGTTTACATTGCAATTTTTAGCGGCAAATCCGTTTCCGAGTTAGAGGGAATAAATTATGGCAATGCTCGATTTGCATAACACAAGCCAGGACTGGTATGCGTCGCTGGCAGAGGCGATTACCACAACGGACGGAACTCATATCTACCTGGCCGACCCCGGCAGTACCGGCTTGACGGTCCCATGCTGGATTAACATTGATTCTGAAATTTTCCGAGTGACGGCTGTTGATACTGACAATCCATCTGCCGGAGTGGATCGGCTCACGGTCGAGCGGGGTGCAGGGAATAGCGTGGGGGCTACCCACCTTGTGACGGCGCCGGTGGAGCTGCTTAATAATAGTTTATTGTTTGAAGAAATCCATCGAGTGCTTTATGCACTGAAAACATTTGTCAAAGATGCCACTGGTCAACAGGATGGAATCCAGCGGGGCGGTGACGGCTCACAGTTGGAAGTCACTGAATCGGATACGCCGGATATGAGGGTGCAGGTGGCGCCCGGTTCGGCTGTTGTCTCCGGGGAGATTGTTGCTATCACTGAGGCAACGTCCACCGATACGATTCTTGCTCCAACGGCTCCGAACAGCCGTATAGACCTGATCCAGATTGACCAATACGGAGACATATCTGTCGTCACGGGAACGCCCTCAGAGACGCCAGAGGCACCCTCAGCGAGCACTGACTGTTTGTCCCTGGCAACGGTTGAGATCGGGCCGGGAGAAACAACGATCGAGGATGCCGATATCACAGACACAAGGCGGTATTTATGAGCTTTGGCGGTGCAAGGTTTGGCAATTCACGGCTTGGCAAAAAGCGGCTGGGGTCGAGTGCGCCTCAGACGGTGGACGAATTATTTGACATGCCTTACTGGATGCGCCGCTATGGGGGCATCTATCAGGGTGACGGGACAGACGGCAGCGCCACGGGGACAATCAGCGGTGTTGGGACTGATAACCTGGTGGATGAAATCGGAGGTGATCCGCAAGAGGTTGACATTGAGAGTAGCCGAACTGAAATTTATACGATTGAACTTTATGATGAATCCAATGTGAAGCAGGCTAAGTTGGAACAGTGGTTCGGTGGTAAGATGGTGCTGGAGTTTGAGGGTTCATCATACTTGGAATTTACCGTTTTTGTTGATAATACAAATGCTGAATATTTGACCATACCCTATTTGGTATACGTCCGGGACAGATGGGGATTCCTGGTCCATATTTTTGAGATCACAAGCCGGAAATATATCAAGGAAGGCGACCGGAAAGTTTACCAGGTGACGGCGGCCTCGCTTGTCGGAAAACTGATCAGGGAGCCGGTGCTGTACTATTCGACCGGGGCGACTCCGTATACATATAAGCAGTTGGGCTATTTACCTCCGAGCGGTAACAGTGCAGATAACTGGAGCCGGTTGAATGTACCGGACGAAAAGACCGTCCGGAAAATTGTCGGGGAACTACTGGCATTGCAAGAGGGCACTTATAAGATCGGCCTGGGGCGCATCGATTACCAGGTTGCGAATTATGAATTGCCGTTTACGATCGAGACAACAAACCTGAGTAATGCGCTGCTGAGTTTACAGGAACTTCTGCCGAAAGATTTAAGGGGCATTATTTACGTTGACAGTAATGCCACCCTGAACTGGACGCTGGGCAATACGGCTGTTGATGATGAACAGGATGTTATTCAGGCGGGCGTGGGCCGCTTGCAAAGCATTGATTATGATGTGAACTGGACAGACGTGGTAACAAGGCTCTACATTTACGGGCAAGGGGCCGACCGAAACAGCCGAGTGAAGGTCACTGACTATCCGGTCGAGAATGAGTTTGAATATCTCTCAGCATCTACTGTTGGAACTTATGGAATCAGGACGCTTGTTAAAATCGATAGCCGGGTAAAATATGCAAGGTCTCTTTATCGGATGGGGCAGCGGCTACTAGAGGAAATTTCTGTTCCTGTGGTGACGGCTTCGATCGGGGTGCTTGACCTTGCCAAGGCGGACGGGGACCGGTTTAAAGCGTTCGATGATTTTTACCTTGGGAAAAAATATATAATCAAAGACGATGACGAGGGCATCGAGGTCACTGCTGTTGTCGAGAAGATCACGGTGGACATGGCGAACCCTTTAGCGATTCAGGTTGATCTTGTCAATAGAAAAAAAGATATTGCCACATTTTTTGAGCGGCTTTATCATGGATTGAATCCACCGATTGACCTGAATGATGACGGGACGAACTATCCGAATATCGCAAGGCTTTACCGTGAGAGCGGCGGCGTGGACAGTACTGACAGACATCCGGCCTTGCTCTATCGTGACGGGGATTTTCGAGTAACGGACGCTGCCCTGCAATACAATCATGGCGGGGAGTGGCACGACGTTATTCCGGCTGAATACAATTCAGGCACGGGGACTTATACGATAACAGGGACGATTGTTGATGAAGACGGGCAAGAAATCGATTCTGGCAAAGCGGCAATCTATAAAATAACCGGAGGCGCAACCGGTAGTTGGACCATCCAAAGAGAACGAGCAGACGCAACCTTGCATGGCGACGAGCACACCGGCGTGGAGGTCATGGCCGGGCATCATGATGCTTTTGCCGTGGGTGACAGGGTACTTGTGGCTTGGCAGGAAACGAGTGAAGAAGACTCAACCTTTGTGCCAAAAATCTTTAATGGATTCTGGGTGGCAGCATCATGACTTTAACGGCAGGACCATTTCATTTATCGGGCTGGAGGGCCGAACTTTCGGCAATCGAAACAGTGCTGAATACTGTTGCGGCTCAACTTGTTTTGCTCGGAGAAGACGACCTGTCTGGAACGTTCAACATGCTTCAGGGCACACGGTCAAGGCCTAACTGGAAGGCGACAGTTACCACCGGCGGTGAAATGTTTGCGCATCAGTGGGTGAATCTCATGAGAGACGCTGCCGGGGTTGCTGAGTGGGAATTTTCAAGTGCTTATCTCAACGGCAGGATGCCAGTCCTTTCGCAGCTGCAGGAGCTGAGGCAGTCTGTCGGGGAAGTCTTTCCCCCGAATTGGCTCGAAGCGACCGGACTCCTCACCGAATACCACGACTTTCGGTATGACTGGAACGAATTCGGGAACATGGTAGAGACAAGGAACATTGAACAGTCGAACGTGTTCGGGCATTATACTCTCGGTTTCCAACATGAATGGATGAAAGCACAATCGTGGTGGGTGTACGATGACGGTGACCCACATCCGACGGCCTATAAGGAAGGCTTCGTCACAACGTTGAGAGGAAAGAGGGTCGTCAGGTTTCCATCGTGTGTGATGTCCTTCTCTGCCTTCAGCCTCCTCTTCAGTAATATTCGTTTGATTGATGGAACAGAAGATGGGGTGGGGACCGAAAATACGGTCGTCACGGTCGACTTTGACGACTCTGTCAGTTCGTTCGGTTTCCTCCTCACTGGTCCGTCACAGGTCAAGGCGGATGCGACATTTCAGGAACTTTTCGAGTTGTCGGGTGATGCGATCGGGTCGATTACAGCGTCCCCTTCCACGAACTACCACATCACAGAGGTCGACACGTGGCCGACTCTCACGGAAGACTTTATCGGCATCTCGTGCGAAGACGACAGTGCAGCTATTCCGGACGGGTGGCCGGACGACTTCGATTTTGATGAGGTGGAAAACACAAACAAGTATGTGAGATTAAGATATTTAAGACAATCAATCTGGGTTGTCGAGTTACTCTGGCGTCCCGGCAAACAGGAGGAAGTGCAATGAAACGAATCATAGTTATGCTGTTGGCTGTTTTCTTCACCTCACAGGTGAATCTTTTTGCGCAAACCAATACGCCAACAGTGACTGAGACGCCAACGAGCACACCAACGCCGACCATTACGCAGGGGCCGACCTCGACCCCGGCTCCAAGGTGGATTGAATCGCTGAACGTTGGCGGCGGCTATGGCGACACGGGCGCAAGCATTGACCACCTGGGGAACATCAGTGCGGACGGTGTGCTTACAGCGGCAACGTTTGAGATTAGTGCAATCTCCGGAAGCATCACGGCAACGGGCACTATCACGGGAACGGCTCTCGACATTAACGGCAATGCCGACATCTCAGGCGACCTGACCGGAGTGGATGACTTGACAGCAACGGGAACAATTACCGGCACGGCTCTCGATATCAACGGCAATGCCGACATCTCAGGCGACCTGACCGGAGTGGATGACTTGACAGCATCCGGCACGGTCACGGCGGACACCTTCTCCGGCGCTCTTGATGCTTCCGGCCTGTCCGGCAACTTTCCGGCGGCGCTGGTGTCCAGCCCGATCGAGGTGCAGAGCGGCCAGATCACGCTGCCAGCAACGGCTGAGGTCGAGGTTGATACTTTGACAGCGTCCGGAACGATCACGGCTACGACGTTGGAGGCAAGCGGCTCGACTGTCTATGTCGAGGACAACCTGGATATTGGTGCTGGAGATATTGGCTCGGGGCGATACGGCCAGTCTGCGGGTCTAGTTCTGACCCGATTTTCCGACAGTTCGACTGTGGGTCCGTTTATACAATTAAGGCGCAGCGCAGCCGGGGGAACAGTTGACGCCCCGGCAACAACTTCTGACGGCTGGCGAATTAGTGGAATCATCTTTGAGGGAGTCAATGATGCAGCAACTCCAGCGTGGAATGACGCCTATCGAATATGGGTGAATGGGGACGACAGGTATGGCTGATCATTCTCATAAAATTATTCATCATGTTTGCCGTCCTGAAAATTTTCTTTTTCCCCGATTTTTTGGAAAAGACCTTTGAAACCGACCAGGAAAGGAGTGATCATGTATTGGAATTATTAACCGAACCAAAAAAATAAATATGGTTGAACTTGTTGATTTATCATTAGTTAACTGGTCCAGGGCACAATTTGCCCTGACGGCCATGTATCACTGGTTATTTGTACCTCTTACCCTGGGAATTACATTCATTATTGCGTTTATGGAAACCATTTATGTGCGAACCGGGAAAGAAGAATGGAAGCGAATGACCAAATTCTGGATGACACTCTTCGGGATTAACTTCGCCATCGGGGTTGCAACAGGCATTATTCTCGAGTTTGAATTTGGAACCAACTGGTCTTCGTATTCCTGGTTTGTAGGCGATATTTTTGGCGCTCCGCTTGCCATTGAAGGCATGCTGGCCTTCTTCATGGAATCCACGTTCATTGCCATCATGTTTTTCGGATGGAATAAGGTAAGTAAGAAGGTCCACCTGCTTGCCACCTGGCTCACCGCCATCGGCGCCAATCTTTCGGCACTTTGGATACTGGTCGCCAATGGGTGGATGCAAAATCCCGTCGGCATGGTTTTCAATCCCGACACAGCCCGCAATGAGATGCACAATTTCGGGGAAGTGCTGTTTTCACAGGTTGCAGTCGATAAATGGCTGCATACCACCTCCTCCGGTTTTGTACTGGCCTCCATCTTCGTGATTGGCGTCTCTTCATGGTTTCTGCTGAAAAAACGGGAAGTGGTACTGGCAAAAAAGAGCATTCTGGTGGCTGCAGTATTTGGACTGAT